CGGTTAGGCCCGACGGAGTTCGTCTATTAGGCAACGTGGCCCTTGGGGCTGTTTATGGGGTGAGCGGTATCACGGCGAAGCGTGGTGTTCCTCTTCCTCTCACCAACAAGCAGCAGAGTGTAGGCATCACCAACGAGATGCACGTCATGGCTACCGTTCATCCAGCCTATGTGCTCCGTAACCCAGGCCAGCTATCGACCTTCAGTGAGGATATCAAGCGCTTCTATCGGCTACTAGATGGCTCACTTGCAGTAGTTGAAGTTAAGACCCGAGCTGTGACCACAGAGTCAAGTCTGCGTGCGGTCTGCGCCTACCTTGCGAAGCAACCTGTCCTTTCCTACGATGTGGAGAACAGAGATGTCCCATGGACTGAACACACGTATGGCTCAGAATCTGGACTCAAAGGAGGATGGGGTATCCTATGTCTTGGAATTAGTGCTGACGGAGAAACGTGCTTCGTCATCCCACTCCTTCACCCTGATTCGGATTTCCGAAAAGGGTGGAAACGCCTACTTCGAACCTATGTCAAACCCGTCCTTGAGCGGCCGGGGGTTAAACTGGTTGCGCAGAATGGCAAGCACGACAACGTGCAGCTTGCTGGAGCCGGAGTCTTTGTCGAACATACCTTTGACATTATGCTTGCGGCTCACCTCCTCGATGAGAACCGTCCTAAGAACTTGGGCTTCTTATCGCAGACACTCCTTGGAGCAGACGTCTATAAGGGAGGACTAGACCTTAAGCCCGAAGTCATCATGCGTGCAGACTTGCGGAACATGATGAGGTACAACGGCACTGATACCGGATATACATGGCAGCTACGGGAGAAGCTGATACCTGAGCTTCAGAAGCAACCGAGAGTTAAGCGCCTGTTCCAGCACCTCATGATGCCGGCCTCAAACATGATCCAACAGGTGGAGTACGCGGGGTGGTACGTCAATAAGGAGAGGGCCTACGATCGTATCGACGAGCTCCAGGGTATGATCGACAAGCAGTTGAAGGTGCTGGGTAAGGGCAAGAACGGATTTACCGGCAACCCGAATTCTACCCAGCAACTTGGACGTTGGCTCTTCTCGTCAAAGAAACGAGGCGGACTCGGGCTCAGTCCTATGGAGATGACAGCTACGGGTAATCCGTCGACTAAGGAAGCAGTACTTCTTCACTACCATGAAGTGCCACAGATTCAGGCGCTCATGAGATACCGTACACTGCAGTTGAAGTGGATGAATACTTGTCTTATACCATGGGTTGGGAGGCTTGATGCAAGAAGTAGAATTCATACTACGTATAAACTTTACAATACCGTCACGGGAAGACTTAGCGGTGATCTCCAACAGGTCCCCAGAGATCCTTTCATCCGCACGATCTTTGGCGCTCCTCCTGGGCGCAAACTCATCTCAGCAGACTACAGTCAGGTGGAATTACGCATCGCCGCCCATTGTGCCCAAGAACGAAGGATGATGAGGGCCTTCCAGTTGGGTGAGGACTTGCACATGGTTACAGCGATGGCGCTGACTGGGAAGGCTGCTGAAGATGTGGGTCGTGAGGAGAGGAAGAAGGCTAAGCCAGTGAACTTTGGGTTCTTGTACGGCATGTACCCCAAGAAGTTCCAAGCTTATGCTTTCGAGAACTATGGGGTCTCATTCACTATGGCGGAGGCAGAACTTGCCAGAGAACAATACTTCTCAATGTTTCCTGATCTACAGCGTTGGTACGACCGTCAAGAGCGTCTTGTACGGTCACGCGGATGGGTGCAAAGCCCGCTCGGACGAGTGCGTCATCTACCAGATATTCATTCTCCTGACAGCGGGGTTCAACGAGAAGCAATTCGGCAGGCTATCAACTCTCCTGTCCAAGGCACCGCCTCAGACCTCATGCTCTTTGGAATGGTCCAACTCCAGAAAGTGTTGGATCCTAACGAGTGCTTCATGGTCGGAACCCTCCACGATGGAATCTTCTTCGAATGTGCCGAGGATAAGACCGATAAGTGGTCACCAGTAATCAAGCACACCCTTGAGAACCTACCGCTCAAGGAGACCTTCCTCACCGAGCTATCAGTTCCCATTGTCTGCGACATTGAAGTTAGCCAACATTGGTCTGAGGGCTTTGAGTACTAAGGGTGGTGATGTATAATGTCACGTATGAAGAATCGTGGAACTAGACTCTTGAAGCCCAGGGAGGTGGCAGAGCGACTGGGAGTCAAGCCGAGGACAGTAGCTAAGTACTGTCGAGATGGAACGATGGCAGGGGTCAAGATGAATAACCACAGTTGGAGAGTGGAGGAGGCGGAACTTGAGAGATTCATCTCAGCAAGTCGTGTTGCCCCCGACTAAGGCCTTTAATCAGTCTCGGGTGAAGTCGTTCCTTCGGTGTAGGCAACAGTACTACTACCGATACGATTACCCCCGCCTGGAGATGGGTATCAAGGATGGTGAGCTTGTTGCTACTAAGCCTGGCGTAGGGTTGAGACGGGGCTCATGGATGCACGAACTGCAGGAGGCACATTGGCTACAGGTTGCAGGCATCAAGAAGGGGGGATGGGAGAAGAGGCACAAGAAGCTGACGGCAGAATTCAACAAGCTATTCGACGAGGAGAAAGAACGTCTTGGTGATCTCCCTACCGAGTGTGCCAATATGTTCTCGGGCTACCTACGCTACTACAAAGACGAGGACGAACGGTTCAAGATAGCCACGCTACCGGATGGTAAGCCAGCTATCGAGTTCATCATCACTGTGCCGCTCAAGAAGTTCGGACTCAAGGGTAGCTTGAAGGGTAAGATCGACCTGATGGTAGAAGACCTCGAATACGGTAACCTGTGGGTACGTGACGGGAAGTGGGTGAAGTCTATCCCAAACCCCGACGAGCGAATGATGAGCCCTCAGAACATCATCTACGGCTGGGGCCTGAAGAAGCTGGGCTTCGATCTAGGCGGGTTCATCTACGACTACGGCCGTACCAAAGTGCCTACAGAACCGACGATCCTCAAGAGCAATACGAAGTATGGCCCTGCGGGCTCAGTGTCGTTGGCTCGTTGTGATACTACCTACGCTGTCTATCTTGCTGCGATCAAGCGGGCTCATGGCGATGAGTGGAAACGCTTCGTCAAGAACCGCTACCGCGACAAACTGGAGGAGTTGAAGAACCGTGACGTCCTCTGGTTCCGGCGCGAACGCATTCCTCTAGAAGGTCCACGCATGAAGTTTGGGTTCCACGAGTTTATTCTCGCGTGTCGTGAGATAGAACGTCGGGGTGACCCCATTCGCACTTACCTCTACAACTGTAAGTGGAACTGTGACTACCACGACTTGTGCGTTGCTGACTTCCAGGGGCTAGACGTAGAGCCTCTTATCAAGCACAACTACAAGATGGAGGCTGAGCGGTATGGCACTGAAGAAATCGAGTAACAAGCCTGCTGATCTATCCAAGCATAACCTCAAGATCAAGAAGCAGATCATGCCGGCCTCCAAACGGCCGAAGCGATACAGAGCTTGCATCTATGGGAGGTCAGGGGTAGGCAAGACTAGACTCGCTGCTACTGCTCCGCGTGTTCTGCTGATAGACGTGAACGATGAGGGCACTGACTCAGTCCGTAATGACATTGACCCACAGACCTTCTACGTCCACTATTGGCAGGAGATCAACGACATCTACTGGTTCCTCGAGTCTGGCGATCATGACTTTCTTACCGTCGCGCTAGATGGAGTTACTTCGCTACAGAACCTGTGCATGAAGTTCGTGCTCGGTGACGAGCGATCAAGGGACGCGAGTAGGGATCCGGACATGGCGTCGCGGCAAATTTACGGTAAGGTAAATGAATTGATGAAGACACAGATCATCAATTTCCGTAACCTTCCTATGAACGTGATCTTCACAGCCCTCGAGCGTAAGAAGGCTACAGGAGATGACGAGGATGAGGATATCGAGATCTTCTCCTCACCAGAGTGTTCGCCGGGTATCGCCAAGACGCTGGAAGCAGCGGTTGGTATGATTGGATACCTGAGCTCAACGACAGTATATGGCCCCAGGAAGGAGGGACAGAAGAAGAGACCACGAGTTATTCGCACTCGCCTACAGCTAGGCGCGAGCGAGCGCTACCTTACGAAGGATAGGTACGGGCTCATGGTTCCGTACATCGACCATCCCAACATCGAGAAGATCTTGGGTGATATCTACGGTCAAGGAGGCAAGACGAAGTGAAGTCAGATAAGGCAGGAGGCAAGTCGTACAAGGTGGATTTCGGCGGAGTCGAGAAGGAAATCGGCAAGAGGTCGGGTAAGCATATTCCCGAGGCCGACTACGTGCTAAAGGTCGCTGATGTAGAGCGTCGGAAGAACAAGGCTGGTGATGCGTACTACTTCAGCTGGAAACTCCAAGTCGTCACCGACGCGCAGGGTAAGAAGAAGCACGCCGGCAGTACGTTCTACTTCACCACATCGCTGAAGCCGGAGGCGTTGTTCAACCTCCGCAACATGATCCATGCCTGTACGAACGGTAAGCAGAACGTGGCAGGCAAGGCGATCAACTTCAACCCACAGCAGTACATCGGGTCTAAGATCGGCGGGACTGTTGAGGACGACGAGTACGAGGGTAAGCTCCGCTCAGTCGTTTCAGACGTCATGCCTCTGAAGGACCTCGAAGTCGACTCCGATGAGGAGGATGAAGATCAGGAGGAAGATGACCTCGCCGACGTTGAAGACGAAGACGAGGATGAAGAGCCTGTCAAGAAGCCTAAGAAGAAGAAGCCCAAGCCAAAGGCGAAGAAGGTCAAGGATGACGAGGATGATGACCTATGACCCTCGTCAAGCAACTCAAGCCTGTTCTCGAGGAGTGTCAGGATCGAGCGTCGTTTCGTCACCCAAGCAACACGGCGAGTCGTGAGTTCGCAATCGCTGCACACAGCCTCGAGGATGCCATCATGCGTATCAACCTCGGCTTCGCGAAACTCGACGGCAATCAGGAGTTCGCTGACGTAGAGGCAACTAAGGACCGCCGTTAACACAATGGCCGTCTCCTGTGGTATGATCTACGCATGGCGAAACAACCTGAGGGCAAACTAGTCCGGAAGATAAGTGCCCACCTCAAAGATCGTGGCGCTCGACCCTTCAAGATTCACGGAGGCGATAGTCCTTTCCAAGAGGTGGGCATTCCGGATCTGTTGGTTTGTTTTCAGGGGTACTTCATTGGGCTTGAGGTGAAACTGCCTGGTGAGAAGGCTTCACCTGTGCAGCGTGTAGTTCTCAGTCAGATTGAAGGCGCTGGAGGTATCGGTGAAGTAGTTACTTCTGTCTCTGAGACCGAGGAGATCCTCAAGCGAATAGAGAGGAACGGAGGATGAGTGAAGGTTATACTTACCACGGTGAGTTGCATGGTATCCCTATGTTTTCTCACCCCAGTATCCCTATCGGCGTCATCTACTTCGGCAAGGCCCCACCAGACATGCTGGGGATGCGCGACACCACAGGAGAAAGCGTCGGTGGTGAAGGAGATCCACCGATACTTCGGAACCGGTTCTGTGGGTCGTACAGCCGTTCGGTGCTCGTATCGCGAGTCGGGATTGAATCCCTACGCCGTCAGTCGGACGAACGATCACGGCCCGGCCCAATTGAACCGCCCGAGCTGGGAGATGAACACGGACTTTCACCGTAGAACAGGCCACTGGATAACTTGGTCGAAGATCTACGATGTCCACTATTCAGTATGGTTGTACCGCCAGCTCGTACTTCAGTACGGGTGGGGTCCTTGGGGCGGTCCCTGCTGAACAAGATGGGCGGGAGGGCCTCAGCTGCCCGGGGGTAAAAATCGGTAGCTACTAGTAGGGATGCTAGGAGGAAGCGCTCACAGCCGACCTCCCGCCCATGACTCTATAGAAAAGCCCCCTGAGGAGGCCAACAGGGGGCTTCTCTACGGTCGCGAAGAGCTGACCTACTCAGCAGCGGGAGGGGGCGTCGCCGCTGAGGTCTTGGTTATGGTGCAGGGGGTGGAGCATTTGCAGCGACGAAGTCAGTCAGCGCTGTCTTCGCCACATCGAGCGTTGCGAGTTCGTCGGTAAAGTCCACCGAGACACCGAGCGAGTCGAGCTTCGCCTTGATCGCGGTGAGAGACTCATCCAACGTAGTGACGAAAGCCGTCAGGGCCTCGTCGAACTGCTGTTCATTTGCAGCCATCTTCTCCAACCTCCTCGTGAGTTTGTCGAGCTTGAGCTCGATTCTATCGAGCGATGATGGGTAGAACCACTTAGGCAACTACTTCCTCCTTCTACTCCTTTCTGATAATTGGACGACCGCTGGCCCAGCCAACCCCCCCAAGTAGCAACGCGAGGGCTAGCGACATGAGGCCCCAAGCAACGAGGTCATGTGGCGGTTGGCTGAGAACTGTCTGACCCACGGCAGCGAGGAAGAATAGGATAATTGCTATGACGAGGAATACTAGGTTCACGTAAGTCCTTTCCTAGGCGTCTCGTGGACGGACGAACAACACCACAGAGGGTTCATGTTCGGCGGTCGGGCCCTCCATCCAGAGTACAAGCTGGACAATGAGTTTAGTAGAGTCTACCCCATTGGCCAACATTATCTGGTCGCCCTTGCTAGGTATCCCAGCTAGCAGCACCTCTTTTCGTGTGTCGTTCGGGAATGCAAGTACTACCCGGATCATCATGAGGGTAGCTCCTGATTATCAACTTTAGCCGAAGCGTCTACTGCATCCGTTGCCTCTTGGACTGAACTAAGCTTCAAAGCCCGTTGCTCAAGTTCATGAGTTAGGTCCTCGATAGCCTGTTCAGTTGAAGCCCTTGCTGATATAGCAACATCAGTTGGCTTTTGCCCGAGGGTAGTACGGAGATCTATGAGTTCCACCTGAAACGCATGCTCTCGGATCAAACCATCGAGGGTCTTCTTCTTCTCCTCGTCCATATTGCTGTTGACCAGGGTGTGGGTTAGGTCAGCTACTTGCTTGATCTCACCTAACTTAGCTGTGGTAATTCGGTTGGCCTCTTCAGCAACACGAGCTACCTCATCCGTACGAGCAGCAAGTTCTTCGGAGTCATCCTTCAACAACTTAGCTGCCCTTGCTGCCTGCTGAGCTACTTTGTCCTGACGGGCATCAGCTCGCTTCTCTCTAGCAACAGCTCGCTTCTCCATCTCTTCAGCATTCCGGTTCTGCTGGCGACCCATGATCCATGGGGCAATCGTGCTAGCACAGATGGCAGATAAGGCGATCAGAGCAGCTACTAGTACTTCATTCACAAGGGCCTCCTATGGTTTAGGGCCATATAGGTCTGTTTGCTGAGCATCGTAGGCTCGCTCAACAACACGAAGCTGGGCGCGGATCTGTCTTAGAAGATGATCGTCATCCTGTGGAAACTCAATTCCTCGAGCCTTAGAATCAGACTTCTGAGCCTCCAAGAAGTTCTCCATGCGGTAAAGCCACCCTCGTTGTAGTTTGACTGGGTCTACTGGTGATAGACGGATGCCAGTAAGCCAAGCGACGGTGTTAGCCTTCTGCTGATCGGTAGCTTCACCCGGACCTGAGAATGTTGCCAAAGCATCCCCTGTCGAGGCTATGAAGGGTGAGGCGATCTGGTCAGCAACATACTTGATCGAAGCGTGCATCATGTACTGACCAGTCTTCGGATCCTTATAGACTCCGAACCAATCCCTCATGGGGCCAGGCAACATTGTAAGATAGCCTGGTGCAGGGGTCGATGATTGGCGGTAGTCGTTGGACTGAGCTCGCTGGAAGTCGATCGGTCGAGCAAGACCGAGGTTATATCCCACCTCGTATTCAAGAAGCGGCTTGATGGGTCCACCACCAGCCATAGGACCAACAGCACCGAACACTGGTGCTAGTACTTGAGCCCACTTATTAGGCGTCGGTGTTACAGATTCATCTCCACTGAATGCCTGCCACAGAGGAGGGAATAGATTGAGCGAGGCGAAGGGGAGCTTGGGATTTAAGTAGACCTCCTGGTCATGCTGGATACCTAGTTGATCCCTGATGAAGTTGGGTACTGGAACTTTGAACATATTGAGCTTGTCGAAGTATTCGGGCAGCATCTCCTTGAAGTATGGGTTACCCTCGTTATCACTCAAGGAGTTCATGTAGTTTGAGATGTCGAGGAAGGTGTTGACGTAGCGGGGCTTGTTCACTACCTCTCTTGCCTGCAAGATGAGGTTGTTCTTGTAGAAGACCCAGAATGGGAACACGGTCTTAGCAGCATAGCGCTCGAAGTCACTAAGGTCAGCGTAGTCAAACTGGTAGTGGATAGCATTGCGCGCACCAACAGCGTATACTGCTTCACGCTGAACCTGATCGAGGTCGAGTACTTCCTGCCCCATATACTTACCCCACTGGGTTGGAGGGCTAACACTGAAAGCATCCATAAGCTGCCTCACTGATTGGTCTTTTTCGACCGCAATGAACGGCGCTGTACGGACAGTATCCTCCACATCACTACCAACCCTACGACCAAGACGAACTCCCTCGGGCAGCAATAGAGCTGCGCCCAGCATGGGGTTCAGAGTATCTTGTACATCGTCGGGTACCCACTCATTAGGAAGAATTGCAGCACCAACAGCAGCGCCAGCATACCCACGCCTAGATGCAGTGAGTATCTTACGACTCTTGCTGCTGCTAGTGAGCACCTTCTTACCGCCGGTACCCGGAACGGTGATGCCACTGATATCCTTAGTGAGCAACTTGCCTGCTTGACCCTCACCATGGATATCATAGTGGATCTGACCCCCGCCAGCCCCAGAGCGTAGCACATACTCTTGAAGGTGGGTATCTTTCTGAGGCTCACCAGCATGAAGGGAAAGACGCCTCACGTTAAGTTGACGAGGACTGAATCTCCTATAGTCTTTGCCTGCCCATGCTGCTTTACCTGAGGCTTCAGCTCTAGCATTAACCACAGAGGCGTATCCCTGAACGTGGTCGAAGAGGTTGTTAGTGCCGCCTAGCATGTTGTTCCACATCGCCCCCACCAGGTTCATCACGTGGAATGAGGCATTGACTGTGGTAGCCAATATCTTCCATTTACTCTGCGCCCAGTTCATGGTTTTCAAAGCTCGCTCGAGCTTCTTGTCGAGTACGTGGGGGTTCCTCATTTCCCGGACGGAATCAGATACCATCTTAGGTACGGCGTACTTCTTACCCCGCCAGGTTTCGATGACGGTATCCTGACCTAGTCGGCGACCAAGGGCTTGAGTATCAGCAAGTACTCGTCCGCCCAGTTCAGACTTTTGCAGGTCACGGAGCCGATTATACTCAACGTTAGCCGCACGCCTCTCTGTGGTTAGTCGACTTAGTTCATTCTGCCTACGAGTGATAAGAGACTTATTCTTACGGGCCTTAGCACTCTTGAGGTTGTCAGCACCACGTTGCCATGCCTCAGTCAAGCGATCGGCTTCATCAGCTGCATCCTGGAGGGGGCCTGTATGTTCAGACACTACAGCTGCAAACATAGGGTTAGCGAAGATGGCATCCATCTGTTGCTGGCTATAGATCCGAGCCCCGACGTGAATCTGGAACTTAGAGACTACATCGAGGGGGTCCTCATTCTTATTAACGAGGTCCTGCCACCGCTTATCGAGGGCTTTTACTTCACTCTCAGGCCAGCCCATGTCCTTTGCCTGCTGAATGATAGCATCTCGAGTTGCAAGAGATACTCTCTTTGCCTCAGCAAGCCTCTTGTTGTACGGATTACTAAGTCCACCTGCCTTGTAGTCTTCACGAAGGAGGTTCTTACGATACTCGTATGGTACATACGGACTGTCCTCAACGAATATCTTCCTCATTACCCCGGTAGCCCTAGCAATCACACCTGCGTCAGCAATTGTTGCACCAGTAGCACTATCGATCTTGAAGAGGTCGCGTGCTTCGTGAAGTTGCTGGCCCATGAGGAAAGCAGCATCACGTGGGATTTGGCGGGTTGTATCTGTAAGCATAGTGCGGAGTACATCTTCACTTAGCTTACCAAACTTTTCAGCTGGTATGACGTTGAAGTCAGCCAACGTCTTGAACTGGTATGGTCCGATTGCGGGAGTAGTGGCTGAGGTAAAGGTGGATGGCTTAGCAGTAACCCCGGGTATAGCATCGAATGCCTCGCGCGTCTTAGCAGCAAGGGTATCGGTAGCCTTAGCGGGAATTAGTTGCTGGCCTGCGAGTCTAACTCCGAACCCGCCACGAGGGGCAAGAGCGCGGAACGTAGCTTTCTGTCGCGCTCGTAGTGAGGGTTTTAGCCCTGCGTCTATTGCCTCTGTGATCGCAACCTTGCTGAGGTCCGATTGCTTGAGCATCTCCATTGCATCACCAGGCATGAACGGACGGCCTTGGAGCATATGGATCTTACCTGCTAGGTCCCACACATTCTCGTTAGCAGCCACCTTCTCGATCTGACCACTTGCATGAACGTAGTGTCCGACCTTGATGGCATCATTAGCTTCAGCAAAGCTACTGCTGTAAGAGGCAACTAGAAGACCACGAGCAATCGCCTTACTCCCAGCGGTTGACCCAAGAGTAAGATAGGTCGTTGGATCGAAGGCGATATCCATAGCCAAGCCGATCGGCATAGAGTGGCGATACATGAAAGACTGGGGGTCGTAGCTCTCCTTCAGTACATCTTCGTAGGTCTTATTATGATATACAGCCAAAGGAACATCTTTGAAGGCATTGGTTGCCATACCAAAGATAAGCGGGCCAGGCAATGCTTCAATGAGATCCCGGGCACCAACACCGTCACTGAAGTTATCTCTGGTTTGTTGAACCTTATCTATCCCCGCAGTGGCAACCCCTGCTGAAACGTTGGTGAAGAAGTTGAGAACGCGGCCAATGACGTTCATTGTGGTACTCGGACGCTGGTAGCGCTGAGCGATCTCCAACGCCACTTCTTTCTGTTGTGGCGTTAGCTTATGGTTTGTGATGATGTCATAAGGCTTAAGAGCACCTATCTTACCTAGGACATCCAAATTAGCTTGCTCTTGTGGAGTAAAGGGTGAAGGTCCACTAGGAGCAAACGAAGGCGTGTGGAAGTCAGGCCGCCCGCTGGGCGTGCCTTGAGGGGTCGCTGACAACCTAGGCAACGGTGATAGGGGAGCAAGTGGCTGGTTGAAGTTAGGCCGCTCAGTAGTGGCCCTTTGACCGGTGGGTGCGAAACGTGGTCTTGCCATCAGTTCAAGGTAGTGATAGAGGTAGCGAGAGCGAACTCCTGCTGCTTCCAGACCCAGTTAGCAAGCCACTGCTGACGTGCCTTCTCACCTACTACGTCGGGTGGATAGTTCCCCTTGAACCCGAAGAGGTTCTGAGCGATAGGCTGCAGACTATTGAGTGGAAGGTTCTGCCACTGCTTGAGAGTACGAGCACCTGAGTCAATGGAGTCCTTTGAGCCTGGCATCTGACCATAGACCCAACCCTCTTTGCCCCATGTCTTACCAAGGGAAGTACCCTTCGTTCGGATCTGATGTGTGAGCCATGTAACGAACTGCTTGTTCTTGAGAGTCTTGTTGACGCCCGGCGATGCAAGGATCTTCTCGATCAGGCGGTTCGGGTTATCTTCTGGGACCCCCTGAACTGTGACGGTCTCATACTTCGGGTTGCCGTCAGCGTCCTTCCCGACGAGTTGCTTCACGTCATGACTACCCGGCTCCATGAGGACTTCGAGTACCTTGAGGGCATTATCTTGCCTCATTGTGTAGTCAGCCTTAGCAATGTTCTTCGGGTCGTTCGGGTCCTTAGCAGCCTGCTGGGCAATCTCCTGCTTACGAAGTTCAAGCTGCTGCTTGCTCATATACCAGTCTCTATCAGCCTGCAACTTCTGCAACTGGTACTGACGATCCTGTACAAGTAGGTCACGCTGACGAGCTGAGACAAGGCCCGCTCTCTGACCCTCGATGCCAGCGATCTGCTGCTTGGCAGCATCAATCTTCTCACGGAAGAACTGCTTGGTCTCCTGGACCTGGCGCGCTTGGAGCATCGGGAATACTTGACCCGAGAAAGCTTGAGCTTGCTGTACTCCTGCGCTCGCAAGACCTGCAGCGTTCAATATACCACCACCGAACTCACTCGTAGACCGAGAGATCTCTGCATCCACGGGGTCGGTGAACATTGAGATGGGGACCGGTGCACCAAGTTGCTGCGCCAACGTCTGAGCTTCTGCAGCTCGCTGTTGCCTCATCTGAGTGAGCTTTGCTGATGCTGCGTGGAAAACTTGATTCTGAGCCGCGTTAAGACTACCCCAGTTCTTCTTGAGGTCCGATGCAACTGCCTTGACTTGGTGGGTGAGGCCGGTCTTGGGGGCTCCGAACAACTGGTTGATCTGACCCACAGCAAGGGGTGACTGGGATGAGTACTGATCGACGAGGTTCTGGATTGGAGCGACTTGACCTGCGATCTCCTGCCCAACTTCGAGTTGTGCTTCGTCTAGGGCATTCGGCATGACTACACTCCTCTTGGCATTAGAGCAGGCTTCGTCCGCACCTTACGCTTCACAGGGGTACGAATTGGCCCACTTGGGTTACTCTGAGCTGCAGTGGCTTGACGCGCAGCCAACTCTGCAAGGAGTTTGTCCTGGGTTAGCGCATACCCGCTCAGGAGATTGCCCACATCATTATAACGATCCGTGATTTGCCTAGGAACGTCAGTTGCTAGCGATGAAAGGTCACGCTCATAAGGGTCTTGCGCGTTCGCTAGGTTCTCCGCACGTCGCCCAGAGAAGAATGCCCCACCCCTGACGGCCGAATCATTGACGCCCTGAACAGCCATCTGCTCATTGTGCATCAACGTAGCACGACGACGAGCTGCCTCGGTCTCGATAAGACCAGGCATGAACTGCCCATGCTCGTCGGTAAACCCGATATCTCGAAGAGCCCCGAGATACTGCTGAGTCGTCGATGCCCGTGCCTGTGCAAGCTGAGCAGCATAGATGTCATCCATCTGAACCGTGCTTGGCGTAGACACAAGCTGTGGATTGCGCTTCAACTTGGGATGCTTCGGATCAGGCTTGGGGGCAGTCATAGGTCCACCCGTGGCTGGGGTTGCAGAACTAGCACTTTCTCCACTAGGCATCGAAAGCGGCTTGATCTTGATTGCCACTTCTTGGGTGGGGTCACCAATTGCAGAATCTAGTCCAGCGTACATGAGACCTCCTTCTACTTCTTTAGCCAACGATAGATTTGGGTGATGTTTGGAGGAAGCTCAATGGTCTGACCGGGGATGACAGCAATCACCCCAGGGAGCTGATCGTCCTGAGTAGTAACAGGGACATCGTCTAGACCATCCTCTCGGTATAGATGCCAGATAGACGAGATGCCCGCGTCGATGTGACTATGAGCCAAAGTCCAACCAGTAGGAAGAGTGATACCCGACACGTACTCCCGCCAAGTAATGAAGCAATGACGAAGACTTACTGGTAAACCATGAGTATCGACAGACAGAGTATCATCGATGAAGTCCGGGGGATTACCGTCAGTATCATTACGAACATAACCCCCATATGGAAGGAGGTCTTGAGGCTCCCACTCAGTAAGTATGCCGCTCACCTGACCACCAAAGCCGAAGTGGATACGCCAATTCATGCTGGTGATGGTGCCAGGATTTGTGACGATGGAGTAGAAAATCTCGATGGCAACAGTAGCAGCACTACCGTTGTTGGCAAATACGCCGAACTTAGTCCAGGTATTGCCGAGGTTATCCGTGGGGTTAGGAGGTAGGTAACCTTGGTTTAGGCCGTCAAGAGCACCTTGAGAATCATCACGACCGATGGCGAAAATCAACGTATTGCCTAGAGTTACGACGGCACTACCCCCAATGCTATAAATACCACCGCCAGCCCCCCCATCACCTCCGCTTAGGCATGTTTGGACGAAAGTCATTAGGTTCCCGCCGTAGTATCTATAAGTTCCGCAATCAGACGGGCCATCGCGCTACAGGTTCTCGTAAGGTCGATCAGGTGGGCATCTTTTTGAATCTGGGTCGGGTTGGCGATACTAATGAACGTGGTGTTGCGATTGAGGCCTGCTGTAACCCTGTTAATCAAGGTATTCCTGATAGCAGCCCTATCTACAAAAGCCCCAGCTGCTGAAGCAATAGCAGCCTGAAGCTCAACTAGGGGGACATCTGAGAAAATAGCCTTAGGCCCAACAATCTCTAGTTTAGCTCCCAACCAAGAATAGCCTGCCGGAAGAGCAGCATCTAGCTTATCCTGGTTGATCCGAACGCTAGTAGTAACAGTACTCATGCTTTGGATATCCTCATAAAAGCAGGGAAGTAAGCACCAGCTCCGCTACCACCGGCCCCTATTGACGCAGTCCCGCCCGTTTTCCAAGCTCGCCACTTATACGTGTGAGTAGCAGCTGTGGGTGTGATGTAGACAACAGCCTTTCCAGGCGAATCAACCACGCCAAACCCCTCCATTACTCGACCGAGGTCTGTAGAGCCATCGTAAAGGTTACAGACAACAGCTTGACCTGAGCTTGAACTTATGTAGGGTGCGCAGAATTCGATCCGAACTCGGGTAGAGCCATCATAGGCAACAGCATTACCTACAATGAAGTCTGCTGCTGTGGCATCAGAGGTTGGTGTGACTGAGAGAGTCGTTGTTCTCTCAACGTAATCATACTCAAGATCACTCGGACCTGCAGGACCCTCATCACCAACGAGGGTATAGGTAAGAGTAACAGGGTCGTTGTTCGAGAATGATCCAGCGCCTACTACGTAGGTCACAGGAAAAGTATCATAGGCACCAAGGTCTGTAAGTACCCCAGTAATCTCGAATACAGCGAAGGTAGTAGAAGCAACCTTCCGAATGATGATGTGAGCCTTAATAGCTGAAGTAGAGTCATCTAGAGTGGCAAGGAGAGCATCGATGACATTACCTAAGTCATCTGTCTCAGAGATGAAGAGTACGGTGGCGCTCGCTATTGTCGCGTTGTTGACAAGGAGCTTGCCTGAGCCAGGATTACCAGACGTGGCAGTATTGAACTGGTAATAGAATGGAGCAGCATCTATACCATTTTCTCCCGCATTACCAGTAGGTCCAATAGCTCCAGTACCACCGGGCACTGAGTCAAAGGATAAAATAATCCCCGCTCCAAGTGCCTCAGTACCAGCAGCTATTGGAGTGATCTGAAGCTGGTCACCAGTAGTGACTATGTCCACATCACCCGCTGTTTCTACCACAGAAGGAACACAAGTGACTCCCGCCCTGAATGAGTCTTTCTCTGAAGGTTCGATAGTGATGTTGGTGGCTAGCATGTTCGCCATACCGTTGTCCGTATTCACCAACCCGAACTCAATCAGGGTAGTACTATCTACAGTGGTCACGAAGGCCTGGGCGCTCACGAGGTGCAGCCCGTTAAGGTCAATAGGAATACCAAAGGTCCATGTCTTACCTACGGTTATAGGGATATTGTCTTCGCCTAGACGAATCTCGTAGTTCACCCAAGTAGACGACCCAGTCCCTGAGACAGGTCCAGGAACATACCTCTTACGCGCTTCCGACCAGATAGGGACGTCCCCATCAAACTGACCATACATGAATAGCCGAGCAAGCGTATCGAGGTTCTTCTGAAGCTTAACTGGGTCCGTAGTTCTAGGACTGATGTGGAACGGAAATGCTATCTCTGAGCCCCGAGCACTCATCTATAGCCTTCTCCCAACAGCCTAGCGCGCAAGACTATACGAGAGACCGAGCCACCGTATCGATGAACTGTTACTGGAGTATTCTGACCACTCGAGATTCGCTGAACGAAGTCCCCGCCAGTAGTTACATGCTGAAGATTCAGCTGGAAGGCCTTCCCATAGGCGTCAGTATAGACAGTCACATCAGCCATCTGAGTGCCATCAGTACCAACACCAAGTCCAGTGCCCACAACCCCTGAGCCCACTTCAGGTAGAGCACTGTTTGAGTAGTCGAAGTCCTTGAAGATCCCAAGGTTGAATAGTCCTCGAGCAAGTAGTACCACAGTATGTAGGTACTTCTCATCGATGGGCGCATCGAAGTCTTGCCATGACGTCCACCATCGTCCGTTCACGGTGACCCCGATCTCGGAGTAGCGCCTAAATAGGGTACCCGCGTTGAGTTCGTAGTACTCCTGTGGGGCGTTCTTCTCACGAACTGATACCGCGAATAGGCCGTCAGGACCGCTCCTCAACCACGGACGTTCAGGGTAGTCAGGGTAGAGTTGCCACCACGAAGCTGTATCGTTGCCGAGGTCATCTCGGTACATTGGAATTCGGAAGTCAATGTGGTCTTCGAAACTGACAGCACAGGTATTGGCTTCAGATCCCCATACACGGATGAACTTGGTAGGGTCGGTGGCAGTACGGAGATCATCAAATACCGGCTGAATTCTCTCCGACACTATCTGAGAGGGGCCGTCCCCAGTATACAAGCAGACTCCCATACCTGATAGGAAGTAGAGGCGACCGTTGTGAGTTACTGTTGCCCAGTGGCTAACGCTCCCCTTGTCAGGATCGACTAGGCGATTAAGGAACTCGATGGGGTCATACATCGCGTGGGTATTGAGATACTTGAAGACTACTAGTTCATTGATCTCAGGAGCTAACGCAGAGATCCCTAGGCCGTCGCCCTTCTCAATATCTACGAAGTTCAAAGCTCCCCAGACTGCCCCATCACCGAAGTCGCTACGGTATAGCCGATGCGGGTTAGCAGTTACTCCTGCTCCCCAGATGGCATCTTTCCACACAGCAAGATACTTGAACTTTGGTACAGTGCTATAGAGTGTCTGAGCTGCGCCGTCCCACTTCCTATAGTCATCTACCCCATTGCACATATACACTGCATCGAGGTAAGTGACGAAGCTGAAGCGCGCTGTCGTAGACAGTCCCGTAGCAATCGTAGTCCAGGTAGATGGGGAAACGTGAGTTGCTGTGATGAAGTTGCTTGAGTACCTGAGAGTACCATCATCACCCTGAATTATAAGCTGAGTAGTACTGCCCTCCTTCTGGAAGACATGAGCACAGATGATAGCGCCTGCGTTAGGAGTACCAATCTCAGTACTACCCCACGGCAAACCGAGTACTCCGTACTCCTGGAACTCGTAGCCCCGGATATCAAGAGCCTCATCAACCTGCAGTTTGTCCACTGCAGATATCATATTGACTCCCTTAACCGGAGCGGGGACTACCTTGACAAGTTCCTTGTATGTACGAAGACTAGCCATGTCAGTGCTCGTACCTACCGATACGGGCATACTCCTCGTTGAACTGACGATGTTCGTTGGCAAGCTCATGATTGATAAGATCGTTCAGAGTAGCCTCAGCCAAGGCAAGCGCTGTCAGATCGCGAGCCCGCCGACAACACTGGATCTCTGCTGCAGCAAGTACAGCACTATCCATGCGCTCAGGTAGTCCAGAAGTAGCAGCACCGGAAGCAAAGCTATCAGCTCTACCCGTATAGTGCACGTACCATGTATAAGCACCATCGCAGATGGGCCAAAGATAGAGATCTTCGCCGTAGACGTAGTACTGAGTCGGCTGACCCTTCAACCTTGTGGCATCTGGGGCAAGGAAGTTGGGGAAGATATCGCCCCAGAAAGCCTCACGTCTAGCAGGCTCAAGGGGAGAAAGGTTGCCTGAAGCATCCTTGATGTAGACTGCATTGATCGCATGGAGGTTGACTGCAGCAGTGGCAATAACGGTAAAACTCACCGTAGCATCACCAAGCACCAAAACTCCATTAGCCTGAGTATCTTTCACTGCCTCAAACTTGCCCATGCGATAGACGTCCTGTAGCGCCCAGTCAAGGTACCGGTTCAAACTGGCAGTAGTAAACCGGCCATGACCCCGACTTTGCAACTCAGCGACGAAGACATCTCGAGTTAGCTGTGTCATTGGATGCTCTTAGGAACGAGGATAGAACCGCCCACAGAAGAACGGTCGCTGCAGATATCAAGAGCCCATGCAAGTGCTTCACCCGCGTAGGCAATCTGATCAGCAGCAGCAGCTGAACGAAGCGCCTCCATCTCCTCATTGTGAGCATCAACCTGGGCGACGAAGTCCTCATCATCGCCAAGGACGTGGGCATTATCTGACCTACCATGCCAGTGATCCGCACCACGCAGGCGATCAACTGCACGTTGGTCAAGCTGTGCCACAGAGAAGACGAGGCGTTCGGTGTGGTCGAGGCAGCGTTCGATGATGTCGAAGTGCCCCGTCTGAGGGTTATGGTAGACGACTATTCGATCATCGACAGCCTTCAAGTCGCGTACAACATTCTGTACGTCGTCCTCAACGATAACTACCCCTTGCCTGCGATCGAACCATGTCTTTACAGCATGAACCTCCATCAGTTCCTCCCAGCCTCGATTATAAGGCCAAGCCGACCCCGGTCAGGATCGGCATGGCCTATATACCTATGACGAGAACGTCTCGTCTGCGATTGGACCGATGGCGACGATCACTCGTGGTCGATCGGGGAGTAGAAAGTCGTCTGCAGGAGCCGTGAATCGCGTTGTACCGTCACCAGCAACCCTCCTATGGAGAGCAGCTACTACAGTTCCTGGGTCGGTAGACTCGTTTGGTGGAACTGGGGTTGATCGGAGCTCGATGTATAGCTCCTCATTCGGATTCGCTCCGGTGACCGAAGCAACAACCTTATCTCCAACTTCTTCGATGGTCATCTCGATGGGCATGAAAGGTCCTCCTTGAATGGGACGGAGGGGCCCCAGTCTCCGACGAAGTAAGACTGGGGCCCCACGAGTAGTTGCTTACGACATGACCTTCGCTGCGTCGTCAGCAAGGTTGAACAGTCTCGCCTGTGTCTTAGTGCGCGTACAGGCGAGGTCGTGGAAGCGGTACGTGGTCGCTCTCCACTGGTCCTGGTCTTCACCGTTAACGCCAGAACCAAGCACCATGCGGAGCACCTTACCGTCGCGGTTGAGCCAACGGAAGTCATTCGCTCCGAGCCAGAACCACGCGAAGTCGCTGGGCCGGAGGAACCACATGTTGCCCTTGGGGCACTGATCGTCTATCACCAGCGGCATGCCGTTGAAGTCGATGGTCTTGAAGCCTCCGTGCAGCACACCGCTCATGCTGTCGTTGAAGCGCTTCTGTGCCTTGAGGGTGTTGACGTACCGACGGCGAACACCACGAGTCGTGATGATGATCTCCGTCTCGTAACCCTCGGTTGCTACATCATCGAGGATCTGACAACCTTGGTCCTCATCGAACGTCACCCCGAGGCCGTCGTAGATCTTCCCCTGCCAGTACTCGTTGCCGGCAGTCGTGCGGTTCACGCCGTGCAGCGTTGCATAGGCAGCAGTAGTACCATCGTTGATGATGTTGGTGAGACCGTTGATCTCCTTCTTCCAGTTACCCGTGATGCACGGAACGTGGGTACCGGCAACCGTTGCCACATCAGCACCGTTGTAGGTGATGACCTTCGTAGTCTGGTTGATGGCGGTGATCGTCCGGTTCGAAGCAAGGACGGTGTCGTTGGTGATGTTGATGAGATCGATCCGCTGTCCCACCCTCAGATACTGCACAGATGCCACAGTGAACGTGTTAGCGCCGTCCGCTGTGATCGCTGTGAGCGTCCCCGTCTTGTCGCCGTAGCCCTCGCGGTTGAGGGAGTACCGAGCGTCGTTGATCGCTCCCTCGGTCTCACCCTGGAGGAGCTTGAGGTACGCGCCAACAGACCGCTCGGAAACCTCCATCGCGAAGCCCGAGATTTCGATCTGCTTGTAGAAGTGCTTCACCGTGTCAGTGAAGCTAGCGTACCCCTGCTGTCCAGCCAGTGGAATGAATCCGCCTTCAGACGTAGCGGTACCAGACTCGTTCCGTGCCGTGTGGGCAGCGAAGAACCATGCACGACCGGCGTACTCGAACTTCTCCGCGTCGCGGATGATCCCACCATAGTTGATGGTTTCTCCGTTAGCCGCATTGGCATGACCCATACCAGCTTCCAGCTCGGACGGGCTGTACCCGAAGAGCAGGAGGGCTCGCTGGTTGATCTGCTCTCGCAGCACTGGCAGGTAGTAGTTCTGCAGGGCTGCATCAGCGGTGGTCGTAGACTGTGCCATGTTGCTCCTTCCTACCTACTGTTGCCGATGAACGCCCCGCGAAGGACGAGGTTGGCGATTGATTGACCCGACGTGAGTTCCTTGAAAGGAGTGTCGACTGCAGCTCCACTCTCCCACAGGGTGATCTTGTCGGTTGAGTACTCGTACTTGGCGATGGTTCCCAGGGCTGCTTGGGCGACAGGAGCTCCACTCTCGATATGAGCAATGTCCATCGAGGAGAGACCTAGATCACGCAGGAAGCCGTTGGTTGTCACTTCGCCACCTGTGGTGTACGTACCACTGAACGTCAGATCTGCAACAACCCGCTTCTTCGCGGTGAAGTCACGAGACTTGACAGTTACGGTGACAGGCATCTTCACCTCACCTTCTACACGGTCCAGTCGGGCACAAGAGTCCCGCGGCCTTCAGCTTCCTCCGCGAGTTTCCGTGCTTGATCGAGGGTACGCGGCCTCTCAGGGACACGAACAACTGCTGCCCCATCACCACTGCCGGGTACCGGACGAGGGATTGTATCCCCTTCTCTTGCTGGCGTGACAGCCTCTTGAAGGATCGCCTGCCTCTCCGCAAGCCAGTTCTCACGGGCCGCACGGAGGATGTCCACAGGTTGATCGTATGAAGCGGCGGCAGCGTAGATCCAAGTGGCCAGCGCTGCGTCACTCGGTGTCTTCACCCCGTCCTTCTCATCAAGCTCTTTCCACGCTGTGGTAATACCGTCGAACACTTCAGCTCGAGCAGAGGTTTCACGCTCACGCTCTTCAGCCATGTGACGCTCGACGATCGGCTTCGCCCAAGAAGGGACCTCATCTGTGCTCTCATCGGCAGGCTTACTAGTCGCCGAAGCAGGAGGCTGTTCCGCGCTCCCACCGTCCTTAACTGCAATCGCAGCTTCAATCGCAGCTTTGACTTCAGCAGAGTTGTTCTCCTGCTCCAGAGCATTTCTGAGAGCCCACCCCGCAGGGTCTTGAGCGTACTCAGTTTCCCACTCAGCTAGCCGGCGGAGGTCTTCCGGCGAATACCCGAGCTGCTCGAGCTCAGCGAATGGTGCCAACCTCTGCTCGAGAGTTCTTCGAGTATCGTTTACCTCCTTGAAACGGGAATACGGGACTGGCCCTGGAGCTTCGCCAGTATCGGTGCTTTCCGCCCCCGCGGGCGTACCTGGCTCTACTGCTGGGGTGACCTCGGTCTCGGTACCCGGCACTGGCGACGGAGTTCCGCCACCATCTTCAGGTGCTTCGTAGTGGAACAGATTATGCAGCTGCAGCAGACTCATCGGGTTTCTCCTCTGGGGCTACGTTGGTTTCGCGGTCGACCGCGGGTGCCCTAGTTGCAGGCGGATCGAAGAGCTTCTTGAACTCGGGATCGTTCTTCGCTGCTTCATTAGCTGCAGCAAACCCTGTTGGTTTGGGCATGGCATCTTTCTCACGCTGGGCAGCGCGAGCCTTACCCAACTCTTCGTCGAGGGCCTTGAGATCTTCCACGCGGATGTATCCACCCTTCTCGGTCTGGACGACCTTCTCGCCCAAGAGCTCGAGCATTTCTTCGAAGGAACCGAAATGGAGAGGCATCTAGACCATCAGCCCATGCAAAGCGCCACGATCTGAGTCGAACGCTGCGAAGGCAGCTCTGGTGCACTCGAAGAGTTCACCGGTGTCGTCGAGCCTCACCACGAATACGTCGCCGGGCAGCTGGTACTCGTAGTTAGTAGCACTGATGGTATCGTTACCACCCTTGCGAATGGGTGCTCCCATCACAGCAACATCTCGCCCGCGCGCGTTATCAGGCACTCCTCTTGCTGTGCCCTTGATACGGGCCCACGAACCACTGCGGATGATTGGCAGTGCTTCGTCCACTGGTGCAGGGTCGTATGTGGCCTCCTCTGGCAGAGCGTCGGCTTCGACCTCATCGTCCAGGAGAGCCTGACGACGCTTCTGAAGTCCCTCGACGAGAGTTGAACGGTTCTTGCCGTTGACCTCAGCCTGCTCTAGCGCTTCGAGGTACTCGGGGTCATCGACGTCCTCGACGGCGGAAAGGACCTCATCGACGGTGGAGTCAGCAAGTGCCCCCTTATCGACGGTCACAACAGTGTCGGTCATTTCTTCTTGCCTCCCTTCATGCTTGAGCGGATCTTGGTCTTCATGGGGGTAGTGCACTTCTTGCCTTTCGGGTAACCCTTAGGCATGATACTCCTTTGCCCTAGAGTCACTACGCGGTGCGCTGGGCAGCATTTCCAGCTCTGTCCATTGGCATCTGGCCTTGACCGGGGGCAACACTATTCTGACCCCCTCGTATTGCCTCAGCCATCTGCATCTGCTGCATTTGGATCTCTTTCAAAGCTTCCTCGTGCGCAGTCGTATGTTCGTCGAAGAGGCGGACGATGTCTGGATGAGTCTTCTGCATACGCTCGAAGTCAGCTGTAGACATGAACCGGTAGTGACGTTTGAGGTGAGCTTCGTGGTTGTGCCACTTCTTGACGGGGACTGCCATCGAGGCTTCACTCGACGGCTGACCAGCAGTAGGATCTTCACTGGTCGGAGCAAGCTGAGGCCTAGGATCAGCGGTGGGCGGCTTCATCCCAAGCCCCATCATGATTTCGTTCTCACGATCGGCCTGCGCGAATGCCATATCCACTTCGTCAGGCTCGCCCTCACCGAGGTCAAGCATATCACGAAGCTTCTTCGGATCTGTTTCGATACCCATCTGCGCAAGCTGCATTGCGTACTCCTGCTTCGCTGCCTTAAGCTTAGGCAGAGCAGAGCCTGCTTGTACGACTACATCGGTGTTATTCTTCAGGTCAGAACCCTTGAACTTCCGGATATCCGCCTGACCGCCTGGCTTGTATGCGCGGAGCATACGTTCGGAGTGGTAGAACTGACCAAGCCTACAGAGTGTCAACGACGCCTCCATAGCGATACCGTCTTCGAAGTTCTCGATACCAGGAGCGATCTTGCTCTCGTCCTCCTCCTGTAGGAAAGCTAGCATATTGCCTGCACGGACTCCAGACGGCACTCGACCACGTGACACCTCGCCCATACCTGAGATGTCAAGAATCTGATCCCTCAAGCCCACTACAAGATTCTCGATCTGAGTAGGCATAGGAGTACCAGGGATCGGTTCGGGCGGCGGAACATCACGAACGTAGGTATAGTTGATCTGACCCCCAGGCTGAGACTTAAATGGGCGGACCTTCGCCTGATCCGCTATCCGCCACATCGGGTTCAGCATGAAGTCACGGTTCTCGAGGAGCTGACTGATCGTCTTATCAAGCTCAAGATTGATCGGCCGAATGTCGGTGATGATGCAATCTGGCCAGATCGACAAGGCATTGGGCACATGGGTGAAGAAGGCGAACGGCAACCTACCATCTACGAATGGGAACTTGCGAGCTACTTCAAGGACAGTAGAACCGTTATTCGCCCAACGCAGCATCACTCCATCCTTGAGGTACTTGGTGTCGTATTGCCCAGGCTCAAGCCAGAAGGTATGGACGTTGACTGTTTGCTTGTCGGGGTCGGTGATGACAGATCCCTGAAGCCCAAGGCGCCTCATGAATCTAACTCCTATGCCTCCAGGCGCACCCATGTCAGAAGTGAGCTTGTCTGCCTTACGCCCCCACGACTTCTTCGCCTTACCGAGGTCTACAACGTCAGTGACGATGATGTCATGGAGGTCCTCCCATTCAAGGACGGTGTCGTCAGGCAGCAACTGAAACGGTGAGTAGACCCGATACTCAAGATCACCCAATGGCCAGCTCTCCTTCTTGATCTCAGCGTAGCCATTCGCCTCATCCTCCTTGAGCTGAGCAAGCCTGACTGGATCGAAGCACGGCTCACCGGTGGTCGGGTCGATGTAGAAAGTCATCAACCCATCCTTGTCGTCCGTCGGGTCATAGCCAACGTACATGCACCCGATACCTGTGATAATCATCCACCACAGGGCTGTCTTGCGACGCTTACGCAGTTTGAACTTCCACTCTGCGGCGTCGAGGGCGAACTTGCCTACGCGGGTAGCAGCGATATCTCCATCGTCGCTAGAGTTAGGAAGGATCTCCATTGTCGGGCGAGACTTAGTCATCTTCGCCAACTCCGTCCTCGCAACCACGCGGGCCTGATTCAGAACAAGACGGACCTCGTGATCGCTTTCCTTGATAGGAGTGATAAACTCCCCTCTAGTAGGCTCAAACACGGCGTAGTGGTCCCCTGCCACAAGAGCGAGGTTGTTCCACCACTGCGTCTCGAAAGCCGCACGGTTCTTGAGTCGCCCTATCCTCATCGCCTCGCACACAGCAACGAGGTCGTCATCGCTCCTTACTTCGTCTAGTCTCATGGTCATGCGTCACCTCTCGTTGCCATGTCAGCTTCTAGGTCCTCCTCCATCACCTGTTCCGCACGCACAAGCCCAAGCCTGCTACCAAAGCCCCCTCGGTCTGGGCCGTCCACCCGTTCGAAGTCATCTGCTGGATCACGCGGAAGCGGAGTAGGCTGATTAGCAATCGAGTCTATCAACTGACGATTCTGATACACGTCATAGTCGTTAGCCATGAGGCGATCTATGAGGCTCTCGGTGTAAGTCGTCGTGCGTTCATGCGACTGAGTCAACGATGAGAACCCCGATAGGGATATCTTGAGGACAACTAGGGAAAGACACACGTTCAGTGCGACTGAAACTATGAAGGCAATCTCGATCATGCTGCCTTCTTCTTCTTAGCCGATTTAGGCTTCGGCTTGTCTTCTGCATCCTGACGAAGTGCTGTCTCCGCCTTCTTGCCTGCAAGCATCACCCTAGCCCGACGACGGTAGTCATCGAACTCTGCCTGCAGTTCGTGCCTCTCTCGACGCAGGCCATCAGCCATATCCGTCATCTCAGCTAGCTGGCCCTCGGTAACAAACCCCCCCATCGCTGCTATCTCATCAACGCAGTACCGACAGAGGTACGTTGAGTCACCCCAGTTCACGTCACGCTCTAGATCGATAGCCCAGAACTCATCGATGGAATGCGGATCGTTCGGGGTATTCCCCCGGGCGCACACGAGGCAAGTCGTAGGCGTCTGAGTCATTAGTTCCACTTTGTGCATGAGGCCTCCTCAGTATCCAAGCGATTGATAGAACTGTGCCCTCTTCAGTATCACACCCATCGGGAAGTAGCCACCCTTATCGAACGGCCAGCAATCAACATGCCCACCCTGAACACCGAAAGTCTTCGTGACCTGCCAATGCGTCGTGATACCTGGTACCTTGCCATTGCTGTAGGTCAGCGGAATGTCATCAGCGCTAGAAATGAATGCCAGTAGCTGACCCAGCTTATTGATCTCCTTTTGCCGACCCAGCCAAGCCTTCCACCTAAGCGCCTGTGTTTTCTCATCCAGCATCACACGGCTCACTAACTCAATCCCGATAGCTCGAGTATTGATATGACCGTTGCCAATATTACCACTCGAGTCCGTGTGATAGAATATGTCATGCCTGCGATTCAGCGCCCAGCCCAGGTATCCCTCCAAGTCAATCACAGCATGGATTCCTAGGCCGTGGGCTGCTAGATAGCCAGCAGTTTGGATGATATCCGCAAACCCAACGTAGTCCGGCGATACCGTCTCATGTAGGACTACGATGTCCTTCTTCGCTGCAACGCCCTGAGACTCAGGCCCAACGATAGGAGAGATGTTGAGGTCCACCTCAATACTCTTCCTATTTGCGATGATCTTCATGCCACCCTCCCTAGCTCTGGATGATAATGCCGACCCCTCTTCTGTTGCTCCGCCTCCATGTAAGCAGCCTCATCAAGCTCACGCTTCACACGCTGCTCTGAGTTCTCGTACGGCCTCCTACCATCGTCCTCCTTCACCTGTCTATCAGCAGCTACTACGATGTGACCACAGTTGTCGATGTTGTGGTCGTCCTTCTTCCTCGGGCGCTCGGGCGAGTCCTCCTCCGTATAGCTTACTCGCACGGGCACCCATCTATACTGTGGGAGGTACCTCTTCATCTTGTCGCAGGTATCAAAGACATACAAACGCGGGCCAGGCGTAGCTCCAGTAAACGGGTTTCGATGGCCGCCCTTCGGGCGCAGCAACTCTGTAATCCTCGAGATGCGCGCTGCCGGTGAACGGTCAGCAACCTCAGGATAGATCCCATTCTCGTTGAAGATGTCCAGGACAGTCTTGCCATCCGTTTGCGAACGCTGCTGAGACTCAGGTCCAATCAATCGCCTATGGATCGACTCGTGAGGTCCGCCGAAGTCATCCTCTGCCTCCATAGCGATGATCTTCTTCGACCACCACGCAACGTCCTGATTGGGCTCCAGATGCTCGCGATAGTAGTACCAGTTATCCAACGGATCTCGGGCCATCCAGGAAGCAGCAGCTTCATGCCGGATGCCTGGGTCCATACAGAACCAGCGTTCCCAGTGCATAGGTAGCCTGAAAGGCTGAATGACATGGATCTCGGGGTTCCAGTCAGTAAAGATCTGACCGACGAAGACTTCATGTGAGCCATGGATATAACGCTGGATCCATGCCTCAGGCAGGCCCTCGAATTGCTCAAGATAATCGTCAGGTAGGTTGACGTTATCGAAGGTAGTTGCTTCGATGCACTTGTAGAACTTGTTCCACCTCAGCGGTCGAGCGGGGTTGATGAAGCGATGCCACAGCCAGTTGTGCCCGTTGGGGTTAAATGTTAGTACTCCCTCTCGAGGTCCGATGCGCTGACGCAAACGACCGTGGAACTTAAGGAAGATGTCCTCCTCGATCTCTTCAGCCTGATCTACCCAGAAGAAGCCAAGGTTATAGTTCTCGATCTTAGCTGGGTCGTCTAGTGGGAGCCCATAGATGACCGACTTATTGCGGAAGGTGATTATCATATCCGCCTTATTGATCGAGGCGATAGTCTCCTTCGGTATTCCCGTCCACGCGCCTGGAGTACCAGGATCCCCGTTGACCAGCATGTCCCAGGTAGTAGACTTCAACTCAGGACGTGTCTTACGGGCTACAATTGCTCGGGTCCCTGGATACTCATGCAGGCGAGTGAACGTCTCAGCGCAGCCAAAGCTAGTCTTCCCGTTACCCCATCCCCCGCAGAAGCCGCGATACTTCGCCACCAGCTGATGCGCTTGGCCTTGTTTAGCCATCGGGTTATAGTCGAGTTCGACTCGCTTTGTACCACGACTGATCTTGTAAGCCTTGACCGGCACTAGGCCCCCTTGTCCCCATTCATGCCGAAGAGAACTACGACCGAATCGCCGTCAGCCATAGACCCTGACCCTCCTACAGCGGAAACTCCGACATTAGTCCAGCCTGCTTGGACACTGATAGACAGAACATTGTAGAGGATCCAGATGGATGGATTACTGACCTTGACGACCCTCAGCTTGCCCTTGATCGTGCTAGTACTGTCAGCCATCGTGTTAGTAACCGAAGACCAGTCAGCATTATCCCCAGCTAGCCATGCTAGGCTGAGGATAGTGGCATTAAGCTGAACTGCCTGGTTGAAGTGGATGCCGCCATCAGCTGGACCAACCGCTGGATTCAGCTGGTCAGCGTCGAAGGCATAAGGGATAGTGATAGGCCCACCGAAGAGCCCGGGGGCAACTGTGCCTGCAGCAAGGACCACATTCACTAGAGTACCATTGCTCAGACGAACTTGAAGCAGAGGTCCTGTCTGGCCAGGCAAGGCCTCCAAGACGATCGCTGCTTCGGTTACTGCCGCAGCTTTGAATGTCTTAGGCATAGGAGGAGGGGGCATCAGTTGTAGTAGCTGATGTTGAGGATTGCAGTAGCCGCTGCCTGGAAGAATCGGAGCCTCGAGATGTCACCGTCATACTCTTGCATGACCCCTACCTTCAGCAGCATCCCAATAGCAGCTGTGGGGTCTACAAGTGGGTCATCAGTCCACCTCACGTCCTGCGCCTCACACTGCATGATGAGCCTACGAGGCTTACCCTTGATACCCACAGTGCCTAGTGCAGCGCCGTTGGTAGGGGCGGTCTCGAGGTTAATCGCTGAGGTCAGCTGGGTGGCATACCTCGCATAACCACAGGGTCGATCTGATCCCTGGGCTACTAGGTCGTCGTTCGCAACTGCCATGTCATCTCCTTCACTTAGCCCCTTCGGGGCAATTGACTACGAGTACGTGATGCGACCTTCGCCTCGACCGCCAGTTCCGCCTGCGCCTCCTGTTGGGGTTCCTCCGCCTCCGCCCCCACCTCCACCTCCTGGGATACCGCCATTGCCCCCAGCACCACCGGTACCAGCAGTATTACCGCCGCCGCCTCCTCCGCCCTTACCAGACTGAGAAGAGGTCCAGTCAGCACCAGCAACACCAGGTGCACCTGTGTTAGCTCCACCAGCGCCACCCCCGTTACCGCCAGTCTCAGTGAAGAAGCCTGAGTTTCCGCCTACCCCTCCATTGAAGGCGGCATTGCCAACACTCACACCACCGCCTGCTGCGCCTCCGCCTCCCCCACGACAGCTAGTTCCGCCTGGAGCGCCAGTTCCCGAAGGAGCTTTCTTGTTGGGGCCGCCAGAACCTCCGCCCCAATCTGCTCCTATGCCGTGGCTGGTGGCGGGGTCAGCATCTCCACCAGCTCCGCCCATACCAGACATTGGCCAGTTCCCACTGATACCCGCAGTGTCTGGTAGTCTGTGGCCCCCGCCGGGGATTGCAACTACATCACCTGGATAGCCGAATTCTCCAATACCGCCCCCAGAACCTCCGGAGAAGTCGTTGGCGGGATCACCAGGCTGACCTGCTCCCCCCTTATAAGCCTGAGCACTCATGAACGTGGTAGTTGAGGTTGATAGGGTTACAGCATGGGTAGCACCGGGAGTGAAAGCAGAAGCTGGCAAGAAGCCTTGAGATCTGGCTCCACCACCCCCACCTGAACCCCCCGGCCGTGCATTACCAGCAGCAGCACCAGTACCAGCTCCACCAACCCCGCCAGGGGCGATGAGGTCGTAGTCGACTCTCTTGCAACCAGCAGGACCGATGAAGTTCCCTGTGGCGATGAACTTGGCATACCCGCCCTGGTACATGATGGAGAAGAAGTTGGTGCCGTCGCAGATGAGTAGTCTTACCTCTCCTGAGTACATCACCATTGTGGCCAACCCATCAACTGTCTCAGCACCATTGGGGTCCACAGTGAGGATTGTTATGCCGTCAGTAGTGTTGTTCTGGAGGATACACCACCAGCCGGCAGTGAGAGTAGCAGCAGCCGTTAGGGTCTGGGTGAAGGTAGCAGTAGCAGAGATCACCTTCGCTCGATCTGCAGCTCCCAGGATGGTATTGGCGGCACGACTAGAGTAGAGGATGCTGTTAACTCCCCCTCCCCCACCAATAACAGCGCCATTAGCATCTACTACATCAATCAGGCTACCTGAGATCAAAGCCTGAAGCAGTGCAGCAGTCTGTCCTGCTCGCGCTTCTAGAATCAACGCCGACTCGGTAATCGCCGTCGACCTAATCGTCTTAGGCACTTGAATCCTCCCTTAAGGTAGTACTACAGAACACGATACGCGGATACGTAGGAGAGAATTTTAGAGAGAAAAGTCTAGGTCTAGGGCGAATTCTATTTTGACAACACACGTGCGCCCGATGGGGGGGTGGGGGGTGCGTTGCGTGACGTGACAACAGCGTGATGCGTTGTCTAGCGTGACGACGGTGTGATGCGTTGCGTAACGTGACAACATCATGCGTAGTATGCGTCCCATCGGCATAACAGCGAATGTCGCTATTTGCGGGAATTACGTAACGCTGACCCTTGTAACGTAACGTCACGTCATATAGTCTATGGGTATGACGTTGACACGGGCAACCCCTACTCATCATGACGCGACACGTCACGTCGCCGAGGGAGAGTTGTCTCGTCACGTCACGGCCGCGCAACCGCGCAGGGAGGGAGGTGATTTCACTATGGCCAACATCATGACGCCGAACGCGCTTGCTGAGAAGCTGGCAGGATCGGCCAATCGTGAGAAGGTGGGCAAGACGTTCGTTCGTCCGTTGCTCCGGCGTTACTTCCCGCGTGACGTAATGGGTACGAGCTGGTATCTCAACGATGCTCAGATCGCGTTCGTTACGGCAGCATGGAAGGCGAAGCAGAAGGGCGTTACGTTCGACGCTAAGGCATATCTCGCCGCATCGCGCAAGCGGAAGGCGAAGAAGGCCGATACGCCGAACGTCACGGGCGACACGCCTGCCGAGCCGCCTATCGCGTAACGGCGATACGCTCACACGCCGCTGACACTGGCGCAACGTGATGGGGAGTGTTAAACAGCCCCCATCACACCATCCCATCACTACGATCGGAGCATCATGCGAATCATCATCGGTCAGAAGCGTTACGATAACCTCACTCGTCACGCCGCACGCCGCCTCGTCATGCGTCACGTGTTCGGCAGCGTCAATGCGTAGCGCATCGTTACTCGTGCCGGTGACGTGGGTCGTCACGGTCGCCATGTTTGTATGGTTCGTCATCGTGCCACACGTCACGTAACGCGATGCGAGTGCCCCCGAAAGGGGGCATTTGTGCGGCGCGGAGGGCGCGGCCATATGGAGAGTGATGGGGGGGCTCGGGAACCGGCCATTTAGCTGACTACCGTCGTTCTGTTTCTCAACGCGGCCATTTAGCTGGCTACCGTCACTGCGCACCTCACCGGCCACTGGGCTGGCTTCCATGGATATATATAACGGCGCGGCCATGTAGCTAAAGAGCCTCCTCGTCAAGCTCTCCATCCACTATCTCCTCGGCATCCCCGTCAACTATCTCTTCGGATACAGCAGGCCTAGGCACATTTTGTAGGACTATCTGAATGGCAGCAGGTTGCACCTCAGAGTTAGGCGCATGGCGCCCTGTTATCTCCATGGCCAAGCGCGCCGCATCTACGCGGCCAGCTGATGCCTTGCCGATGATGCCCGCTGTTATGTCCGGCATGGCCAAATCTACCCCCATAAGAGACCATTCCCAGAGGGCATCACGGAAGTCTTGCGTGACCATCACTGCTCTGACTCTGGCACGGGCCTTCTTCATGAGATCTTGCTTGGAACCGTCGTGCTTGGGCACAAGGGCCTTCGCATTCTTCCGCGCAAACTCCGTATGAGACTTCTTTTTTGCTACCCACAGGACGAGGCGCTTCTGGATGGGATCCAGTTTCTGCATTGCCGTCCGGGTATCCGTGCCATTTGCCTCAGCCACAGCTGGCAGGTTCTTCTTTTCTTTGGGATTCGGACGTGGAACCGCCAAGATTACCTCCAATAGGTTACCACATACTATACACCTCCCAGCGGACAATGAGAACGTTGTACCTACCCCATGGCCCCGTTAGCTGTAGCAGCTATTACTACGGTAGCCATATAGACCTCAACTAAGAGTCAACAGAAGTCGTCCAAGGAGGTTGTACTAAAGCTCCCAGGCGTTCATAATGTGTTCGTGTGTCACGATTTGACGAAGGGAGGTGAGGAAGTTATGGTAGAATCTCAATTCCTGGGGATGAAACCCAAGAAGCGGAAGAAATCCCGTAAGAAGCGTGAGAATTATGTGGTTACGGTGTTGAACCCTGTGAAGGCTAAGGGTCGCTATCCGAAAGGACAGGGGCTCAACAAGGGCAACCGCATCAAGGGTCGCTCACCAATCAGGGGTGACCGCATGTTCACCAACCCCGACGCTGTATGGCTGGGGATGAACCTTGCACCGAACAAGGCCCAGATCATCGATGCCGCCATCGAAGCTACAAAGGAGTAGAAGATGCTCGAAATCACTACCGCCGATGGTCATGTGGTGAAGGAGGGAGACCGAGTCTTCTCACATTACACCTGCACCTGGGGCGTCATCGAGAACCCCAAGCAGTGGTCAGAGGAGGAGGGCGTGTGGTTTGATTTCCGTCAGGATGATGGTAAGGCTCATCTCCTCAACGGCGACCGCATCGCCAAGAACGAGCCTGAATGGATGAAGCAGAACCGACTCAGGAGGGAAGCAGATGCCCAAGCATCAACGTAAGACCAACAGGCCCAAAGGGATCTCAAAGAAGTGGATCCGCAAGATGAATACGGCCTACCGCATCGCTGAGAAGAAGAAAGCGAAGAAGGCCGGTGGCTAGGGTCAAGCTCAAGAAGAAAACAGGGCGGCGATTGGTACATGAGCTCATGCTCAACACCCGCTGCGACCAATGCGGCACTACTGAAGGTACCGTCACCTACGACAGGAGGACGAGGACTGGCTCAATTCGCAGGACCACTCGCTGTATCCACTGCAAGTAGAAGGAGGCCCCATGGATGCTAATCGACAAGCCAACATGCTCTACCATGCTCGATGGGCTGGGAAGAATATTGCTCTCGAGTATCCACCGGTAAGGGAAGTTCAAGATGAGGCCACTATTATCCCAAGGCATATCCCGCGGGATCACGTAGGGGCCATCTCAGAGGCCATCACTCTGTGTGTGGCTGAAATCCTGCAGGCATGGCTTGATGCAGGGTCAGAAAGGGAGGTGACGATGGAAGAACTGCTCGAACCGATCACCCTCCACGTTCAAGATTGGAGCCTGTAATGTCCGACTTCAATTCTACCGACGATCAGTCGTGGAGGGATGAACCTGATCCCCAGCCTGAGTGTCTTCAACGGCACGATGGAAGGTGCGAAGGCTCTGTGGAGTATCGCATGAGCCTGTCTGGAACGGGAACGTCCATCCCGAGGTGTGACTACCATTGGGCGAAGAGGCTCGAAACGGAGGAGGAGCACAATCGGAAGTACCCCGTGCTTGCACCGTCAGACTTCGATCCCGACTATGCAGGTGAGAGGTGGGACGATGAGTATTAGGCCTCAATGGGAAGGTTCTCCAGGCAAGATGCAGCTCATCAGCTTCCGAGGAGTCAAGCTCTCGTTGGCAAGGTGGAACAACCTAGACACAGGTAGCCCACGAATCAAGAAGTTAGGACCTTTCACCTTCTGGAAGAATCCTTATCCCAATTCTGTAGGGCGGGGTCAGTTCTTCATCAAGCTCCGTCCTTACAAAGCAGGGCGTAGGAATCTCTACCTCAAGTTCATTTGGGGCTACAGGAGGTAACATGATTACCACAGAAGAACGGAATGCGTACTTGGGGGTCTACCAAGCCTACGCATGGCAACAGGGGTACAAAGGCAAGGTAGAAGTGTTCCGCTTACCTGATGAGTACTTCCAGATGGCTGGACCTGATGATGTGGTCTTTGAAGGATTCGACCTCAAGAAGTTCATGGAGGCTGTTGCTGACATCGACAACGAAGGTGCTATCCATTATTGGAAGTACTTCGAGGAGGATGGTGATAAGTTCCTTGCGCTTGGCTGTACAGAGGACGATTCGCTGAACGATCAAGACCTCGATGGTGCCGACGATTGGTACCACGCATCCCACTGGCTGTAAAGGAGGCACCAAATGCCGACTGACCACCTCGATGCGCTCGCTTCTGCGATTCTGCAAGAGGACCTGACCGATATCTACGAGCAGTTATCGCATGTCTTAACTGCCTACGACCACCGTGAGCTGGGCATCAAGCTTGAACTCTGCCCTACCCACTACTGTGACGATCAAATCTGCCGCGACGACCAGGCTCACTGCTACGAAGATCTCCCAAGTTGACATGGAAGTATCCCCACGTTACGATGTGTGTGTCGCGCGACGACGTGCGACGAAGGCGTAGGGCCCATCATGCAAGGGGCAGTGGATAAAAGCAGCGCTCAGGGCGGCTACAACACTCATCGGCAGTGAGAGCCCACTCCCCTTGCTCCTTCTAACTGAAAGGGGATGAACGATGGCAGGAGCCACCCTGAACGATGAGATTCTCATTCCGGCACTCGAGGAGAACTTTCCCGATGATCCTTACGGGACAGCAACCTATGTGATACGGAACACCATCCATCGAGCGCTTAAGATGGGGGCTATGGGCGTCGGAGCTGAGGAGGAGAACCTCAAGACTCTCGAAGAGACACTTCGACGGCTCGACAACGCCTAGGAGGCAAGATGTACACGGAACCAGGGTTCGACACCAAGAAGGCGCTTCGTGAGGCCATCGCAAAGAACATCAGGATCGAGGTAGTGAGCCCAGGCGTTTTTCCTGCCCCGAAGAACGGTCCTACTACAGTAGAGGGGCCGTCGTTTAAGCACCATACGTGGTACGCCCGCGTAGAAGTCAAGGACGGGATTATCACTAGGCTCATCAACTGAAAGGGGGTGAGAGATGGCAGAGCCCAAACACACCAATATCTACTGCACCGTGTGCAAGGAGTGGATCAAGGTCCACGATGCCAAGGAGTTCCGGAACAAAGGACACTTCGAGGGAAAGAACACGCACCTATTAGCACCAAACATCGGGAAGTCAACTAGGCGCTACGATCGAGCGGTCAAGAGGGATATGGATAGGCAGATCGCTCGAGCTGAGGCCAAGAAACGCGACGAGGCCGCTAAGGTGGCTACCATGGAAGGAGTGGAATAGATGGAGATACGTATTCCGTACGAAGGAGACCAACCACTCGTGTTGGATCCTGCTGCAAAAAAGGCCGATCTAGGCACAGAGGTGTTGTGGTTATTTGAGGCCGCCACAGAGGGAGAGTTACCTCGGATCTTGACCTCAGCGGTCTGTTTGTTCCACGCAGAGGCTGGCACGATTGCTGAATGCCTACGCACTGCTGTCATATGGGAAAGGGGGTAAGTCATGAGACACTCGAAGAGAAGCCGTGAGGAAAGGCGCCAGGACGCGGTCGATCGAGATGCTGAGAGGGCTAAGCGCACTCCGAAGGAGCAGCTCAAGCTCATCAACCGAAGGCCCGGAGCTTCAATGCGTGAGCGCGCCAAGTTGCGTGCCGAACTCGATCAGCAGCCCAAGAAGAAGACCTCCAAGAAGAAAGGAAAGAAGTCATGAAGCAGCCATACGTCAACGAGATCCGTCACTTACTCCCGAGGCTACGTCGCAAGATGCTAGCCGGAGAGGTGGCTTACCGCGATCAGACCGATGCGCCTCGTGTCGAAGATGAACACGACCGGAAGCTCATGGCTGCTGGTCAACGGCTTGGGTTCGGGGGACAACGGGATCTACCAGAGGAGCATCGCAT